TTCAGGTACAAGCGGTAACGCATACAATGTTAGTAGAACTCATAGCACAATGACTAGTGTTCTTAGCATGTCTAATTTTTCTGGCGGAGAAGCAGCCAATGAAACTAATAAATATATACAAATAGAGGATAGTGATGGAACAGTTACTAAGTTTCATCCTGTTCATTATACTAAATCTGGTATAAGTAATGCATCTACTTTTAGTTATGGCGGGAACACTTTTGTTGCTTATGTGTATTCAGCAGGTTCTCACCTTAGTAATTTTATTACTGCTGTTAATAGCGTTACTGCATTAGACATAACAGCAGGTTCTCAAAGCGGTAATGACATACCTTTAACTCAAGGCACAGTAGGAAATACCGGAAATAAAACAATAGCAATTGAAGGGTCATTAAGTAATGCATCAGTAAGTGGATTTAGTAATGGAGTAGATGCTGCAACACCAGATAAAAAGATTACATTAACAGACGCTTCTGGAGTTGCTAAACAATACAAAGCATCAATAAATGAAAGTACAGGTACTACTGATGGAACATATGTTTTCTTTCAAAAGGGTTCAGATACAACTGCTACTGCAAACAATTTAATTACTGCGATTAATGGCACTAATGGGCATAATGGTTCTATTACTGCATCTAATCCTTCAAATAATAATGTTGTAAAGGTTGTTGTAGGCTATGGGAGTAATTATGCATTGACAGAAAACATAGACCAAGTAACAATATTAGCAGCATGGAATACAGATTCAGGAAATGAAATTACTTTTGCTAATAGTAATGAGTTGGCTAACATAGGAGTAGGTGAAACTTTATTTAATTCTGATGGTTTATTAATAGGAACTGTTCAATCAATAAGCAACACAATAGTAACTATTAGCGAGGATGCACCTGTTAATGCTATGACTGCAACTGTATATGCTTCCCAACCTAGAGAGGCTTTGTATTTGGAATCAGTTGTTAAGGTAAGTTGTACAATAAATAAATCAGGAAATGTTAATCTATACATAAATAATTCTTTGGCTAAATCACAATTAGTAAGTTTTGTTAATGGGTTTTCTTTTGATACTTCAAATTGTTATATCGGTAATGATGGTACGAATAAAAACACTCAATTTATGGGTGAGTTATTTGAAATAGCAATGTACAAAAGACCTACATTGACTAATTTTTATAAGACTTTAAACCCAGGTTATTCTGATATAGTTTTTTATTACAGGTTTGGTGATTAACGGTGGCTGAAAATTACTACTATGTATTGAACGCAGGTAAAAATCAATCGGAAGCATTGAATCACACTTATGCACAAAGAGATGTTGCATTTCCAAATACTGCATTCTTTTCTACATCAGTTAATCCAATTATAAAAAATCCTGGTATTCCTTCTTCTGGAAACTTTGCAGGTATATCGGGTTTATCTGCTAACTTTTTCGAGATTAGAATTGCACCATATGATTTAGATGGGAATGGAAATGTAGAAAATAAAGAACCTATGATTTCTGGCGATAGCCATACAGGGTTAGTAAATAGAATACATCCCGCAGGTTATTCAGATACTACTACTGATGTAAACCATATCAGTAAACATGCTTCAAATCTACAAGATACTAAATCAAATAGAATTAGGTTAAAAACAGAAACCGCAGGAACACTAGCAGTAGGAAGTAATGGATTAAACATGGATATTAATACCTATGATTATTTCATTTTAATTAATCCTGAAGTAACAGGTAATGATGGAATAGTAAGTATTAGACCACATTTTGCTAAAATAAAAGACATAATTCAATTTGATAATTACGGTGATGGAATAGAGTTTGAACCTCGTTATCCTTCAACTATACCAAGAGGTACTAAGTTTGAAATATATAAAGGGCCAAATAAAGCAAACACAAATGTTGTTGCTGTATCTTATGGGGTAAGAGGCGATACTACTACAAATAGCCCAACTTCTATTATTACTGATAAATATGATATTAGTAACGTAGTAAGTAGACCAACTTGGTATTTTTATGAGGATAGATTAGTCAATAAAAACCAATTAGATTATGATACTAAATATCAATTAACTAGTTGTAGGTTCTTTAAAAATTGGACTTCTCTTGGCGGTACTGGTTTGAATACTAGTGACGGCATTTACCACACTAATACAATAGCATCTAGTGTGTTAAATGATGTTAATTTACAAGGACATACTATATGGGGTAGTGATGGTAGCGGTGGTGGAATATTAAGAAACATTGGTAATTTAGTTACCGCACATCCTTCTGCACCTGTACTAGACGATGTAAAATATGATATTCCTACTGCGACAGAGGTAACAGGTGGAGCAACTGCATATACATTATATTACGGTAGAACTGTATGTCAAAGTGTTTTCTTAACAGAACCAGAATATGGTACTATAATAAGTGATTTAGGGTCTAAAGGATTAGATGCCGAAGTAGTAGATAACATGAAAGAAAAAGACAGAACAGAAATAAACTATGAATCTGGTTCTGCATCTGCTTTTGACCCCATAATTTGGAAATCTAGTTTTCCTAATTATAAAAGAAACTCTAATGATAGAAATGTAAATCATGCTAATTATAGTGATAACACTTCATACGACCATGTACATGCGGATTTAGTAGGCCCAAAAAGATATTTACACTATCAATCTTCACATATGAAAAACAATGGTATTCCTGCTGTACTAAGTAATATGGTTAATTTACCAAGAAATAAGGCTTCTCAATTAGCGAGAGCAAGCGTATTAGATAATAATGGTATTTACTTTCTTAAACTAAAAAAGGGTGCTAAATATGTTATAAGAAACAATACTAAAACAGGTATTTTTGGTGTGTATAAAATGCCATTTTCTGCTACTAGTAGTAGTAGTGGTGGAACTTATAAAATAACATTAAATCAAATATCAAAAACATTTGATTGTAGAGATGATTCATTTATTAAAGTAGGAGATTCACTTATAGTAAGGGGTCATTCTTATATTATATCGGCTATTGCTGCACCTAATACTACATCTATGACACAATCATTAACAGTAAATAAAATAAAAAGAGTAGGAGATTCTACCTACTCAACAATGTCATCAATTGATTCTTTTACTTCAGAAGATATCTATATTAATTCATGGAATGGATTATTAGTTGGTGATTTACCAATAGATACCGAGGCAGTATATAGTAATAATGTGTTTCAAAGATTAACAATAAATGGAAATACTATATCAAAAGATAAAACTACTCTCAGTAAAAGTAAGTTAACTATTTTATCTGGAGAGTTTTCTGGTATTGATATACCAATTGATTATGGTAATTCTACAACTAATCACATTAAACTTAAACAACCAAATAGACAAATGTATATTCCAGATTCGATATCAACTAATAATAATCCATCATTTATAAATTATATAACAGGGAATTATGGAATAGATGAAGAAGTATTTTCTGGTACTGTTGAAGATACTTATCCTAAACTTATTGAAGGAACACCTACATATCAAATAACAGGTAGAGATGGCTTGTCCAGATTATTAGACAATACAGTAAGTAAAAATCTAGGATATACTAATGAGTTACTACACTCTAGTTTGATACCAATGTTTGACCATACTCTTACAGTAGATGTTTCTGGTACAATAGGTACAGCCTCTAAGACTTTTAACACCGTTTCTTCGCCCGCATCAGGTAGGGTTAATGCATCTGCTCTTAAAAAATATGATTTGTTATTCAATGCTTCCACAATGAAATTAATAGGAGAAGTAAACAGTATATCTGGAAATACTGTTACTATGAGTGATAACGCTTTGATTAGTGGAACTAACAACATTCCTATAAAGGCAGTTAGTTTAAGTGACAACACAACAAATAAGTTTTATTTAACTGGTGTCAAATCTATAAATACGAACCCAAAAGGCACATCTAGACAAACTGATTTAGTTTCGGCAGGGGATAAAGGACTAGTATTTATTGACGGAGATGAATTAATATATGATACAAATAGAGGACAATCCACTAAAAACTTAGCATATACTTCTTCTCAGGGTTCTTATCAAGAAGATAAATCATTGGGATATGACGTTACTAGTGTAAGGGGTATAACCGATAATGATTCTAGATTTGCATTCAAACTTGGGGATGAAAGTACACCTACTGTAACTGAAAAATCGAAGATTATGCCCTCTTCTACATCTTATTTTTCTATATTAGATATAAGTGAAAAAACAGGAGCAGATACAACCATAACAGTTGCACCTACTTTCCCTGTTGTATTAGGGAGTATTGAACTAAACTCAAGCGATACGAGATTTAATAATGAAAATGAAGCATATATTTATTTCTTAAACACAAATATACCATATGGAGGATATATACACAAACTAAAGGGGGTTTATGGTGGTGAAAACTATACTCCAAGTTTGACATTTAAATACCATGATTTACAAAGATTTAGTTCGGGTACTTTATCAATTGATAATAGTTTTAACTCACACAAATCAATATATAATAACTTAAGAGATTTATCAATAAGTGGTGCTTCTCCTGCTTATGGAATTAAAGGGTATTCAAACACATTATACAATACAGCAGAAATGGCAAATCTATTAACTAATGATATGAACCCAATAGAAGGCAGTAATATAATTAATTCAGATTACAATGAGTTTTACAAAGAGAAAGTAGGAAACTATAAGTTTAAACTATCTGATAATTCTAAAATAACGCCACCCAACCAATTTGTTAAAGGATTAACTGTTGATACTTTAGTGTATGCAGGTGGTGATATGACTGGTGGTTCACAACATGCAAATAATGCTAATTTACAAATACAAGCATCTATGGTAACAGGTGATGGCCCAGGTGACGTTGTAAATAATGGTAGTAATTATTTAGTAAACATAGACCCTAAAGTAAAGAACTATGAGTTAATGGCAATAGGAGATATATATCCAGAATCTATACTAAGACACAATCATTTAGGGTTTAGTAGTAAACCATTTGCTTCTTATGGAATGCTTTTAGAATCTAACCCAACTAAAGGTAGTTCTGTATCTCATAGTAATTATACAGGAAGTTCTAAAGAAACAATATTAAAAGATAGCAGTTATCAAACTGCAAATATAACTAGTGCAAGCATATCTACTAATCAAATTAAAAGATGGGGTGTAATGCGTTTAGTTGAAGCAACTTATGATTGGCATTTTAATCCTGTGGATGCAGAAACAATGCCAAAAACTTCTACTATACCAGAATTACAAAACTTTCAGTATTGGAGATTTAGTGAACCTGTTCAACCAACAACAGGTAATGGTACTGCTATTACATATGTAGATACCGACTACGATGAGGGAGAAATATTCTTTAAGACAAATACTAACGCAGAATCTTCATCAAATAGACAGACTGTTACCTTTGAGCCTTTTGATATATTATATAATGCCACTACTGGCAGTATTATTGGTATGTATAAAGGGACAGCCAATGTATCTTTATATGGTTCAAATGATTCTAGTAATTATGTTAGTGGTAATTGGATTTTATTAATGACTGAATCGAGTAATATGCCTTTATATGTATTAAGACAGGAAAAAGTAACTATGTTATCACAGACTTATGGACTTAATGCCCCTTATAATATACAAGTCCTAGCACACCGTTGGCCTGGACTTATGCCATTCAATCTTTATTCTGATACAGGAAACGGAATAGACACACTAGCAGAAGACCCAATTAAAATGACTAATGTATATCTTGCTAGAGAACCAATAGATAAAGATTATTTTGATTATAATACACTTACAGGAGGTGCAGCCTTTGACCCACAGAATATACTAATTCCTTTAATTTCAAGAGTGGATAGAAATAAAAATAGTACAGAAAAAAAATACTACGCAATATCAGCATGGCATGATAGTGAACAATGGGAACATGCTAGGGCTAATTTTGCAAGTAATGATGCCCCTACTTATTATCACATATCAAGAGTAATGGATGCTTTAGCACAAGAAACCTTTGATGCTGGATTGAATGTGGCAAATCAAAATACAAAACCTAGAGAATATTTGATGGGGTTAGGCCATATTTATGATAACTGTACTGCTATATTTAGAGATATTAAAAACAGTTTTGATGCAATGGAATATGACCTAGACAATACTTCTGCTCCTTTAGATTTGGCTTCATTGACTGACTATGCTACCTTCGACCCCCATGCTGCGGAAGATGAGCAAGACCAACATGGCTTGAATGTTATGATTAAAAGAAAGGGAAAAAATGCATCATTTGTAGGTACTAGAACAGTAGACCGTATTCTAAAAGATGAAGAAGGTAGGGCTTCACCAACAAGAACGTCACGTCATCAGGTTAACAACACAAATACAGGTGAACTATTTAATGCTCAAATGTTCGTTAAACCTAAGTTTAATCTTCTAGGTGCAACAAGTTCGACTCTTGCTTCTAAAGGATATACTCATTCGGACAAAACATTGACATTTAGTATGAATGATAATTCTACACACAGTTGGTTAGCATTTGTTAATAACTTAGAAGGATACTATTTAGTTTCAGATAAACTCAGCAATAGTCATTTACCTTATAGTGCAAAAACAACTACAACGGGGGCATTAGCAGGTAACGCTACTTCTATTCCTTTGACTGATGCAAGTAGTTTTCCAAGTTCTGGAAAAATTAGTATGTATGGGCATTATCACGATATATCGGGTAATGATGTTTTTAGTGATGAAATTATAACATATACAGGAAAGAGTGGAGATACCTTAACGGGATGTGTTAGAAATATAGCAGGTAATGGAGTAACAGATGGTGGATTCTACGAAGCCAATATTAGTGCTACAACTGTTAGACTGATAACTGATGTTAAGGAAGGAACTCCTGTATATATCAGTAGAATAACATCTCATTCGGTAATATCCGAAAGTGCTGCATCGGCAATTGATGTGGCAGGAACAAGTGCAGGAAGTACATCTCCTAGAACTAAACATACAATAGTTTTAGATAAAACACTTAATTTAACTAGTCATGGACATACTTTTAGATTGATGAGAATCGCAGATACAACAT